CACCATGCCGGAGAAGGAGAAGCGGCGTGTTGCTGAGCTCCTAAAGCAGTACCAGACCCAGATTACGCAGCGTTTGGGTAAAGATTCGTTCTTAGACTTCATCCACCACGTGTATTCGGGCTACAAAGTGGGTCCGCATCACCACAAACTAGCAAAGATATTCGAGGACATAGAGGCAGGCAAGAAGAAAAGGGTCATCGTCAACATTGCACCTCGGCATGGCAAGTCAGAGATGATCTCGTACCTAGCACCTGCTTGGTTTCTAGGCAAAAACCCGCAGAAAAAGGTCATTATGGCGTCCCACACTGCCGATTTGGCGGTGAACTTCGGTCGTCGGGTGCGTAACTTGGTTGGATCGGAGTCCTATCGTGACATTTTCCCGCAAGTCGAGCTTCAAGCGGACTCTAAGAGCGCTTCTCGATGGGGTACTAATTTTAACGGTGAGTATTTTGCTATTGGCGTTGGTGGTGCCCTTGCTGGTCGAGGTGCTGATCTGTTCATTATTGATGATCCCCACTCAGAACAGGATGCTAAGCAGGGCCGTGCGGACGTATTTGAGCCAGCATGGGAGTGGTTTCAGTCCGGTCCGGTCCAACGACTAATGCCGGGTGGTTCGATCATCGTGGTGATGACCCGTTGGAGCAAATCTGATCTGACGGGCAAGATCGTGGACCACATGACCCGCGAAGAGGGTACTGATCAGTGGGAAGTGGTTGAGTTCCCTGCAGTCTTGAACGACAAGCCGCTCTGGCCTGAGTTCTGGGGCATTGATGAGTTGATGGGCAAGAAAGCCTCGATGGACGTGCGGTATTGGCAAGCCCAGTACATGCAACAACCGACATCGGAGGAAGGGGCACTCATCAAGCGCGAGTGGTGGCAGGTCTGGGAGAAGGAGGACCCGCCTCACTGTGAGCACATTATAATGACGCTCGACGCCGCTCAGGAGAAGACCAACCGCTCGGACTACAACGCCTTGTTGACTTGGGGTGTGTTTTTCAACGAGGAGGTCAACAACTACAACATCATCCTGCTGAACGCCGTCAAGGAGCGCCTTGAGTTCCCGGAGCTTAAGCAGCGGGTGTTGGAGGAGTACAAGGACTGGCAGCCGGACAGTTTCATCGTCGAGAAGAAATCGAACGGTGCGGCGCTCTATCAGGAGATGCGGCGGATGGGCGTGCCTATCTCAGAGTTCACGCCGGGCAAGGGTCAGGACAAAATAAGCAGAGTAAACGCCGTATCAGATCTTTTCTCTTCCGGTATAGTCTGGGTGCCTGACAGGCGCTGGGCTTGGGAGGTGGTCGAGGAGTGCAACGACTTCCCATCTGGCACGCATGATGACTTGGTGGACGCGACGACTTTGGCACTCTTAAGGTTTAGGCAGGGTGGGTTCATACGCCTGCCAACAGATGAGCCAGAACCGACCAAGTGGTTCAAGAGCCATAAACGCCAAGCGTATTATTAGGAGATTTTAGATGGCTATTGATAAAGGTTTGTACGAAGCACCGATGGGGCTTGATGCTCTGTCCTCCGAGCCTGCGCTTGAGATCAGCATCGAGGACCCAGAAAGCGTCACGATAGGCATGGACGGCGCTCTCATCGAATTGATGAAAGAAGAGCCCCGTGCTGAGCAGTTTGATGCAAACCTTGCCGATTTCATGAGTGAAGGCGACCTACAGGCTCTTGCAAGTGAGTTAATCGGGCAGCACGAGCAGGATCTCTCCTCGCGCAAAGACTGGCTAGACACCTACGTCAAGGGCCTAAAGATTCTCGGAATTAGGTATGAAGAGCGGACGGAGCCGTGGCCGGGTGCGTGTGGTGTGTTTCACCCCCTCCTTATGGAGTCAGCGGTCAAGTTCCAGTCTGAAGCCATCATGGAGACCTTCCCCGCTGCAGGGCCGGTCAAGACCAAGATCGTGGGCAAGGAGACCCCGGAGAAGAAGGACGCTGCCATCCGCGTGTCTGAGGACATGAATTATCAGTTGACCGAGGTCATGAAGGAGTACCGGCCTGAGCACGAGCGCATGCTCCTCTCGTTGGCCCTCTCGGGCAACGCCTTTAAGAAGATGTACTTTGACCCATCCTTGAATCGTCAGACTGCGGTATTTATCCCGGCTGAGGACATCATCGTCCCCTACGGCGCTCCGAACCTTGAGTCAGCTGACCGTGTTACGCACCGCATGCGTAAGACCAAGAACGAACTGCGCAAGCTTCAGTATGCGGGGTTCTACCGAGATGTTGACTTGGGTGAGCCTATCCGCACGATGGACGAGGTTGAGAAGCAGAAGGCAGAAGATCAAGGCTTTTCTGCGACGATGGACGATAGGTTCCAGCTCCTTGAGATGCACGTTGACTACGACCTGCCGGGCTACTCGGATGTGGACGAGGACAACAACGAGACAGATATTGCCCTTCCGTATGTAGTGACCATCGAGAAGGGTACCGGGATGGTTTTAGCCATTAGGCGCAATTGGCGTGAGGATGATGAACTTAAAGAGAAGCGTCAGCACTTCGTGCATTACGGGTACATACCCGGCTTTGGCTTCTACTATTTTGGCCTTATCCACCTCATCGGCGGGCACAGTAGGGCCGCTACTTCTCTCTTGCGCCAGCTTGTCGATGCGGGAACTCTCAGCAATCTTCCGGGTGGTCTCAAGTCACGTGGCTTGCGTATCAAGGGGGACGACACCCCCATCGCCCCCGGAGAATTCCGCGACGTAGACGTGCCCTCGGGCGCGATCCGCGATAACATTTTGCCCCTGCCGTACAAGGAGCCGAGCCAGACGCTTGCTCTCCTCATGGACCGGATAGTCGAGGACGGACGCCGCTTTGCTGCGGTGTCGGACCTCAAGATAAGCGATATGTCATCGCAGGCTCCGGTCGGTACGACGCTTGCCATCCTTGAGCGTGTTCTCAAAGTGATGAGCGCGGTGCAGGCCCGTATTTATTATACGATGAAGCAAGAGTTCAAGATCCTCGCGGGCATCATTCGTGATAATACCCCTGACGAGTATTCGTACGAGCCTGAAGTGGGCAACCGCAGGGCTAAGAAGACTGACTACGACGATGTAGATGTCATACCGGTCTCGGACCCGAACGCGGCGACTATGTCGCAAAAGATCGTGCAGTACCAAGCGGTGCTCCAGCTTAGCCAGACCGCTCCGCAGATCTATGACATGCCGTACCTTCACCGTCAAATGATTGAGACTCTGGGCGTTAGAAATGCTCAGAAGATCATCCCCATTGAAGACGATATGAAGCCCGTTGATCCGGTCACAGAGAACATGAATATCTTGACGGGCAAACCTGTCAAGGCGTTCATCTATCAGGATCACGAGGCGCATATTAAAGTCCACATGTCGGCTATGCAGGATCCAAAGATCATGCAGCTCGTGGGGCAGAACCCAATGGCACAGCAGCTCATGGGCGCTGCTCAAGCGCACTTGATGGAGCATATTGCGTTTGAGTACCGCAAACAGATTGAGGAGCAGCTTGGCTCTACGCTGCCCCCGTCGCCGGATAAGGACGATGACGAAAGTTATCTGCCAGAAGCTGTTGAAATTCAGGTCTCTCAACTCGCGGCTCAAGCTGCCGCTCAGTTGCTACAGAAAGATATGGCAGAAGCGCAAGCTCAGCAGGTTGCTCAGCAGCAACAGGACCCAATCATCCAGATGCAGCAGCAAGAACTGCAACTTCGCGCACAGGAATTGCAACTCAAAGCACAGCAGATGCAGGCCGATACGCAACTCAAGCAGCAAGAACTGCAGCGTAAACAGCAAGAAATGCAGATCATGGCAGCTACCAAGGCTGACGAACTTGAACTGCGCAAGCAGGAGATTGCTAACCGTACGCAGGTTGACGCTGCGCGACTCGGTGTGGATATCCAGAAGCACAAGACTAGCTTGTCTGCCAAGCAGCAGGAAGCGGGAGTGCGTATGGGCATCGACATTGCAAAAACCCAAGACTCGGTATTACGTGCCGCAAATAAGCCGAAAGACGTAAAAAAGGAGAGTTAAATGAGTTATTCCAACGCTCTTGAATACTTGGACTCAAAACTCCAAGAAGAGCGCATTTTGATCGTTGAAGCTTTGATCCAAGGCAAATTGGATGAGAGCGAATACAAACGACTTTGCGGGGCTTTACAGGGTCTTGAACTCGCAAAGAATCACATCA